CTCCTTATTTTGGAAGATTTGATAATGATAATTTAAAAGAGAACAATCATTATTGGAGAATTTGCAAAAATCAAATACATGCCAGATATTGGAGAGATTGTCCTTCGGATAGATTCGATCAATTTAATTTAAAAATTAAAACAAGAGATAAAAATCAAGGAGAATACGTTCTTGTTTGTCCTAGCAGCATGGGTATACATACATATCTTAAAAAACCTAACTGGTTGGAGGATATCATAAAAGAAATAAAAACATATACCGACCGACCTATCAGAATAAGAGAAAAACCTAGAAAGTTTGGCACATCGGGTCCTGCTGTGGCTGATGTGCCTATAGAACAAGATTTACAGAATGCATGGGCATGCGTGACCAGTTGCAGCATCAGCGCAGTAGAGGCAACATTAGAAGGTGTGCCAGTATTCAGCGATCCAAAAAGTTTTGCCTGGCCTATAGCATCCGGAAGTCTGTCTGAAATAGAAGATCCATTCTATATAGAACCCTCACAATGGTTATATTCTTTAGCATACCAACAATTTACTCCAGAAGAATTTGCTAATGGCACAGCGATCGGTATTTTAAAAGAAATTAAAATATTATGAATATAGAAAAAATAAACGGGTTTTGGGTACCTAACAATGATGTACATGTGGAACAATGGCGTCAAGGACAACCATTTACACAGAACAAATGTCTTAAAGAATTTCTTAAGTGGTGTGAATCTCGAGATAAAAAATTCGAGACGGTATTAGATATAGGTGCATGGTGTGGTACTTGGAGTGCAGAGCTAGCACCACATTGCAAAAAAATATATGCGATTGAACCAGATAAAATACACTTTGAATGTCTTTTAAAAAATCTTTCTTCTTTTGATAATATAGAATTATTAGATTATGCTATTGGAAATACAGAAACCAAGGTATCATTAACTGAAGACAATTTTACACAAGCTAAAAGAATCTATTCTACAGGTAATATAACAATGAAAACTGTGGATTCTTTTCAGTTTGAGAATGTTGATTTAATTAAAATAGATGTAGAAGGATTTGAAATGAATGTTTTACAAGGAGCGAAAGATACATTAAAAAGATGTAAATTTTTAATGATTGAATTAAACAACAATTCAAAAAAATATAATTCTAGCAATGCAGAAATAGAAAAATATCTACAAGAGCTAGATTTTACCACATTAATAGACAAATGGCCGGACAAGGTCTTTATTAGGAATAATTAATATATCATGAAAATTTTTATAACAGGCGTTGCTGGATTTTTGGGTTCTCATCTAGCGGATCTTATGCTATCTAATGGTCATCAAGTTGCTGGTAACGACAATATGATAGGTGGTTACAGTGATAACATACCAGAGGGTGTGGAGTTTCATCAGATCGATTGTCGAGACCTAGATAAAATGACCGAGGCCATGCGAGGCAGTGATATAGTGTATCATTGTGCCGCTACTGCCTATGAAGGATTGAGTGTTTTTAGTCCATTATTGGTGACACAGAATATATTCGAAGCATCAGTATCCACTGTTACAGCAGCAATAAAAAATCAAGTTAAAAGGTTTGTATATTGTTCTTCCATGGCAAGATATGGAACTAACCAAGTGCCTTTCCGAGAAGAATATGAACCTAAACCTCAAGATCCATATGGTATTGCCAAAGAAGCAGGAGAACGAGTGATTAAAAATTTATGTGATACACATGGCATAGAATGGAACATAGCAGTACCTCATAACATTGTGGGGCCTAGACAGAAATATGACGATCCTTTCCGTAATGTGATGAGCATTATGTTGAACAGAATGCTACAAGGTAAAGCACCTGTGATATATGGAGATGGAGAACAAAAAAGGTGTTTCAGCTATATCGATGATTGTCTTTATTGTTTAAATGAATTGGCGTTCAATGAAAACGTTAAAGGAGAAATAATCAATATCGGACCAGATGAAGAATTTATAAGTATTAATCAACTATCAGCGTTGTGTGCTAATGAGACAGGCTGCAATCTAGATCCCATACACTACGAAGACCGACCCAAAGAAGTTAAACTGGCCACTTGCTCAGCAGATAAAGCTCGCCGATTACTAAATTATCGTACCACTACTAATTTAAAAACTGCTGTAAAAAAGACTGCAGATTATATAAGACAGAGAGGCACTAGAAAATTTAAATATCATCTCCCATTAGAAATAATCAATGATAAAACTCCAAAAACATGGAAAGATAGATTGATATGATATCAATATTATGTCCATCTAGAGGACGCCCAATACTGGCTCGTCGAATGGTGGACAGCATCTATAAAACAATCAGCCAACCAGACAACGTAGAAATATTATTTTATCTAAATGAAGATGATCCCGAATTGCCGGTTTATGAAAAACATATTGATGAAAAACATTATATTATAGGAGTAAATCAAAGTACCTGTTATAGTTGGAATCAGCTGGCAGAAAAAGCCAAACATGACATATTGTTTTTAGCTGGTGATGATATACAATTCATGACCAAAAATTGGGATCTTAATATTATAAATCTATTTAAACAGTTCCCGGATAAAATTTGCATGGCTGCTCCTTTTGATGGAAATGGCAAAGGAAACGGAACTGCATTATTGGTCAATGAAGAACCGTATCAGGTAAAAGAGAATGAGCGAGTTGGAAGTCCTCATTTCGCTGTGCATAAAAATTGGATGGAAACACTTGGATATTTTGTTCCCCCATTCTTTTGGCATTGGTATGTGGATACATATACACAACATGTCGCTAAAAAACTCGGGCGTTGTTTTTATCTAACCAAAACATTGGTTCAAGCAAAAAAGATATTGGATAATACAGGAGAACAAGTAAGATCAAATTTAAATATTGCTTGTAGAGATGATTATGTTTGGACGAAAATACAAAGGCATCTGGACGCAGATGTAGCAAAATTAAAAGAATTTATAGATAATTTTAAGAAGAAAATAGATTAATTAATTCTTTCTTCCATACATCGGCATATTCGCAATCTCTGTAATTTTCAAACCACGGACCGCCTTCGGTATAATGCAATATTTTTGGAGTACCGTCTTGGGGCTCTTTATACCAACCCACTAACCAGTTATATTCATGGGGCAAAGATCCTATATCAGAATCTTCTAACCAACTGAATCTATGTAGAAATTTGCCTGTTTCTCTATTAAGTAGTTCGGGTGTTAATATTCGATTTTTAGGATGGGCACAATTCCATAACACCATCGAACTCCAATTTTTTCTAGGATATGCTAGTTGCATCTGTCCGTCCATTTTAACACCTTCTTCGGGTGTATAATCGTGCTGTACACATACTACTGCTTTGCTATCATCACAATATTGTTTTAATTCGTTAGCATCTATTCGCCAAACAAAATCACAATCACAGAACACTGCCCATCCTTGATAATTTTGTAGATAAGGTATAAAGAATCTTGTAAATGTAAATTCTGTGCTAGCCAGTTTGTCTATTTCTCTGGTATAGATGCCAGATTCTCTAAGAGTTTTCATTTTTAGAGGAACCACTTCGGTATTTCGATTTCTACGTTTTATTGAATGCTCACACACTTGATATGTGATATCTTCTCGCGGATCATAACCTACATATATTTTCATATTTTTTACGTTTTTGTTAGTTATATATATATTTTGATAATTCTGGCATAAAATCTTTTATATGAATTTTTCGGTAAGAATCTCTTTTTTTAATCATGTTTTTAAACTGTAAAAAATTTTCTGTATTAAAATTATTCTCTAAAATAGATTCATTAATTATTTTTAATATTGAATTAAAATTGATACTGTGAATTAATATTTTTTTATCAATATTATCTAACTTTTTTTTTGATTCTATTAATAATTCAATTGGTAAATTAGTTAATTGTAAATATGTTGGTTTATGAAGCAACGATAACCTTATATAAGAATTAATATTATGAGCAAATTTAATAATATTATCTAAATATAAAATATTTAAATTTTGTACCACAGTATTAATATTTAAATCCATATTTTTTAAAGTTTTAAATTTTTTAATATTATTTTCTATTTTTTGCCAGCTGCTAGGAAATCTTAAATAATTATTATATTTGCCGGTAGATTCTATACTAAAAATTAATCTTACTTTTTTAAATTGTGACAATAAAAATAAAATTTTTTTATTGCATTGCGTTCCGTTAGTTGTAATTTGTAAAAAAATGTTTTTAGATTTTTTATTTTTAACTAAATTTTCTAATAAAATAATAACATCAGGAACCATTAAAGTCTCGCCACCGATTAATTTTAATACATATAAATCATGTTTTGTAATTTCTTCTATAGTTTTTAATTTAATTTCGTCTCCCCAATCATAATCTATTTGATTTAAAGTTGAAAAACCAAGATCGTTATTTTCGACAAGCAATTTAGAACTACTTGCTCCACTACACATTTGACATTTTAAATTGCAAAGATTTGTTATCGATAAAGAAATATCTTCCGGAAACTCTAAGTTATCTTTTTTTAATAATTTAAGATATTTTAAATAGTTTGTTTTAAATAATATTTTATGTTCTTTATTGCCTAACTCTCTATGACTTATTATTTTTTCTTTTTCATTAATCCAACATCCATTACATTCTATTAAAGAAGAATTATTTAAAAATTTTTGTCTTAAATATTTTAAATAATCACTGTTCCAATATTCTTGGATAGAAACATCTTTTACATTAAAAGTATTTTTACCTTTAAATTCGGTATTATTTTGAAGCACACAGCAGGGTCTAATATCTCCATTTGTAGATATGTCCACACTATTAAATGGTTTAATACAAAACCTATTTTTATTATTTAATTTTTCCATCTTCTCTCATTTTTTTTCTAATATCAGTAGCAGAGATTTTTTGTATATTTTCTGGTAAAACAACTTCTTCTATTTTATAACCAACCCCTCTACCATAACATATATTAGTTATATTTGGTACTAGAGTGATTCGAATTCTATTCTTATAAGAGTGTAATGCTTGTTCTATATTATTTTTAACCGTTTCAAAATCGAAAGGGTTATCTCCCACACCTTGTACATCTCGAACTTGTACATTTACTTGTCCTGTTTTTTTAACAATTTCTTCGAATAGTGCTTGATGTCCTTCATGCCATGGTTGCCATCTACCCAACATCTGCGCTGTGGGTCTACGATTATCCCAGACATACTCCTGTATTTCATCTGCTATTCTTAGCGACCACAATTCAGCATTTTGTGTGGGTACTCGAAAATCATATTCTTCTGGTGGCACAAACATTTTATTGGTATCTTCAAAACGTCCTTCTTTGATAGTGTCCACCCATACCGTATAATCAGCATCAAAGTCTTCTCGAGTTTTTAGAGTTGGGCAAACAAAGTCAGCAATCACATGCTTGCCGGTGTCTAGTCCTTGTTGTGCTAGACGTTTCATTCGTTCTGCTTGTCTCGTTCTACCTTCTGGTGAGAAATCCCAATCGTTAGCTTCTGCTCGCACTCGGTCAGCATTTAACCACACGGCACCTAGAATGGTTGTTAATTTATCAGCAAGATAACTCTTACCCGATCCAGGCAATCCCATTATTAATATTTTTTTATTTTTTGCCATTAATGATTCTATGTATATGTTGCCAATTATTTACTCTAGGAATATTATCATGATCTAAACCTTGATTATAATCATGATTATATAATAACGGTCGCAATCCATATTCTAAACCTTTCTTGGCATTCGTCCATTTATCTTCTATCCACCATAATCCTGTGCCATGAAACTCGGATAATGCCGAATCTTTATGATCTCCAGTTTCTAATATAAAGAAATTTGTAAACACAGTATCTCCGAATAATTCTGCCAGTCTTCGTTTTCTTAATTCTTGTGCCGGTATATCTGATGTTTGTGATGTTATAGGTATGAACGTCCACCCTTCAGCATGTAATAATTTTACCCAAGTTTGTGAATCTGGCATAGGAGGTTGTGTACTCATCCACGCACTCTTATTAAATTCTCTAACTAACTCTCTTGAAAGATCTTTATGTATGCCATATCGAATACTCATATCATACTCGTGATCTGTATTTTCCAATTGTGGGAAACCTTTGGTCGCCATCCATTTATTAAAATGGTCTTCCCATTCTAATAGTACACCATCGACGTCTGTGAGTATTATTCTATCTGATCGTGGCATCTTCCATACCAGCCACTCTAAGTTTAACTATGTTAGTCAACTGCCACTGTTTTTGATCTAGTCCTTTGGTTATACCTAACCATTTATTTCTCAATAGAGCAAATTCATTAATAATTTTTTCCATATCCACTACATCTGATTCTCCATCTACATATTTGTCAGCATCTCTAGATGTTAATGCTCTATTATAATTTTCTAAGAATTTTTTAAATGTTCTTGATCTTAATCTTCGATTTTCAATGTTAAGATATTCTAAAATTGCTTCTATCTCTTGTAATTGATTGAATCTTTGTTCCACTACTCCTGGTAGTGATGCCGCTGCTTTTTCAAGATTTCCAAAGATGTATATTTCTTTACGTGCTGATTCTAACTCTTGATCAAAATATTTTATACAATCAGGTATCAATCCGATGTCTTGGCTTACTTTTGTGTACCAGCTCATTATTCGTCGTATCCGTCTTCTTCCTCTTCATCAAACACGCTCTCGATAGCTTCTTCCAATTTTTCATCATATTCTCCAGAAGATTTGATTACTTTAGTGGGAACGCCAATGTCTACCAATGTCTTGATGAAATCTACGGCACAGTCTACTTTCTGTCTATCAGGCACATAGTGGCTGATTGAATTCCATATTTGCTCTATTTCTTCATGTGTGAAATCTTGCATGTTTATTTCTGTTTTACTGTTGTTATTCCCGGTCTCTCTTTAAAATCTATAACTTTTTGTTTCAGTGATTCCACAGCAATTACTAAGGGAGAATATTTTCCTAATTCTAAAGTGTTTACTTTCTCATGTAGTTTTTCCACATCATTATAGAATGATTGTACAGGATCAACTGTTACTACTTTTGCTTTTATCTTTTTTGTTTTCTTTTTCATTTTCTTTTTTATTTTCTTCTTTTGATTCTGACTTTTTAACATTTTGATAATCATTCATTATCATTGTTAATTTATCTCCATCCCAATCTTTCCTATATTCTAGATGTTCTTTGCCTTTGCTGTCTATGTATTTTAATCTGTTTCCGGATTGCACTAACACTCCTTGTTTTTCAAAAAGATCAACCAATCCAGAATATGGATCCATGCCTGTGTCGTATGGTATCTTAACTTGTACACTTTCAAAAGGTTTAGCATATCGAGTTTTCATAACTTTACATGCTGCTCGGATACCTCTCACTTCTGAAATTTTATTACCTGCTTCGTCTTCTTTTAATTTTAATTTTTTCATTGCTATCACAATAGAAGAAGCATAGATAAATCCTTGGCCTCCAGATATTTTGTCATCTGGGTCAAACATATCCTGAGAAGCATACGTGTGATTGGTTGCAATCAATCCCACATTGTAAGAACCAAACATGTTCACACAGTTTCTAACTAGAGCTGTTAGAGCTTTGGGTTTTCTACCCAAATCACCTTTCATCTCTCCTGCTTCAAATTGATTCACATCGGTTGGAGTCAGTAACATACCCAACGAATCTATAACAAAAAGAATTTTAGGTGCATTCTCTCTATTCTCTGCATTTTCTTCTCTGTAACCTTTCATGAATTCTGATATTGTTTTAGCCACATCATCTATCATGGAAAGACTTAATTTTAATAACTTTTTCTCATCAGTGTCCACACCCAATGCTTTTAGCCAAGATTCGTCTAGTGCATTCTCAGTATCAACCAATATCACATAGATACCTTGTGCTTGTGCATTCTTGATTATGTTGCCCGATGCTATGTAGGACTTACCTGCTCCAGATTCTCCTGCTAGCACAGATACTTTTCCTAGTGGGATACCTTTATTGAAATCTCCAGATATCAAATAATTTAATGCGTAATTGCCTGTCGAGATCCAATCGGTAGGATCATTGAACCCTAAACCTAGACCTTGAATTGATTTTGTAATGCTTTTTCTAAATTTTGTTGCGTCAAATACTTTTGTCATTTTTTATTCCTATGTTCTTATATTAACACTAATTGGCTCCAGTGTCA